ACGGATGCCTCATATAACACTCCGTAAATACTAGAAACTGCCGAAGTAAATCCCTCAAAAAATGTTATTCGTGGAATTAAACCAATGAGCCATTCTAACAAGCCCACACACATATCTATTAAGCCCTGTAACATCTCTAATCCTCCGAAACTTTGTAGAATTTACGCATGAAAAACAAAGCCGTCAGCAAGTAGAATATGCCACTAATGAAAGGCTTAGCCTTGACGGCAAAGGCCGTCATAGCACTACCTGACACAACTGCATGAGTGCCAAAACCTGGTAGAGTAATTCTAATATCATCAAATGCCGACTTATCGCCAAAACGATAATTAAAGGCTTGAATATTTGGGAATTTGCTATTGAATGCTAATCTTAGATTTTTAATCCTTGCATCTAACCAGGCCTGGTCAACTCCAAAAGCCCAAGTCAGAGCATCAGTCCAAGCCTTAGAAATTGCTCCAGGAATGGCTGTAATTGCTGTCCAGATATCTGTCAGCCATTTAATCAAACTATCCCAAAGTGCTTGCAGACCTGCCAGGATAGCCGCTGGAAGTCCTAAAATCGCATCTAAGAGCTTTTTAAGCCACTCCCACAGTTTCGACAACCAATCCCAACCAGCTCCAACACCTGCCGAAGCTGTCCCAGTCATGCTATCTATTGCCGTATCTGCTCCAGTATTAACTGCCGTGTCTACTCCAGATTTGATTTTAGTTAGGTCTTGTACTTGCGTGTCTGTTAAATTGTGATTTGAGATAGTGGGAATGGTTGATAATGTAGCACCAGTCACATCTGCATTCTGATCAAATGTGACTGTTGTAGAACTGTCTGGGAAAGCCGTTTGAACGTACTCATCAACTTTCTGAGAAGTAACCGCTCCAGTCTTTAAATTTGTAGTAGGCATAGATTGAGCTGTTTTATGTATTCCTAATTCTGAAATCGATACTGAAGTAAGATTTATAGTTCCATGTGTTTTCGGCCGTAAATAAATCCCCCCTATTCTTCTCCCTCTCGCTTGAGAATAATCATAATAAGCATCAATACCATAAATTTCTGAATTAGAATTTCGTAAATAATTAACACTATTTGCAGAAACTTGACCGCCATCATATCTATCTACATCAATTTTCCATCCATCAGTTTCTCGAACCGGGTCAAAACGTACAGAGATAGACAAAGAAAGAAGTTTTACAGACGCTTTATCCTTATCATATCCAAAATCAGCCTTACCGATTTCATAATTACCTAACGTCATAAATCCAGAACCAATAGGTAACTGAGCTAATGATAATCCACCTGTTTTAGAATGATAACCAATATTTGTAACAAATGACCCAGTATAAACTTTCTTTCCGTCTATGTAGGGCTGTATAGTATCGCCTGTTGAATTTGAAGCTCTTCTAACCGCTTCTTTAAACGTTGAATTTACGGTAACGGATGTGCCTGAAATAAATTCCCCAATACTATGCCCCATTGCTTTCAGTTCGTTTGCTACTGCTTGCCCAAATGCTGCTATATCGTCCCAGTTGCTTATTGTGTAACCTAGCAACAGACAGGCAGCCAACCCAATCAGCACTACAGGAATTACTGCTGGATTTAACGTAGCTATAACCATGCCCCCACCAGTTAGAACACCAGCATCAGCTTTAACTGTTTTAGGTCTATGGACTGCACCAAATATCAGCAAGAAAATACATAGCCATATCTGACATTTTTTTAAAATTTTCTTCATGTGTATCCTCCTAACAAAAAAAGGGTACAAGCTGAAACAAGTACCCTTTTTCCGAAAATTATTAAAAGAATTTTTTGATAACTTTCGGAACTGCTGAAACACCGAGCGACAATGCCAAGATAGACAAACCAGCTGGAACGATAGCTGTAATGTTGTTTGTGACTGCTTGTACGACTGGTTGAATAAGTTCTGCTGTAATCATGTGATTACCTCCTATAAAAAATTTTTTTAATTTTAGGTGTTTAACGTCCCCTCGGACAAGGATTAAATAAATTCTTTCAGCAGATTATGGAGAAATAAGATAATGAGGATAGCAGGTATAAAAAGTAATCCGTAACTATTGATTACAGAGGTCTGTAATTTCATTCCCTCGTAATCTTTAGAAATTGTAGTAACTAGTTTTTGAACTTGTTTCGTTGTTTCTGAGGTTTTCAATTCGGAATAGCTAGAATTTAATTTTTCAAGTTCTTTCAGAATAGCATCATCTGAGGAAGGGGGTTGCTCCTGGATAACCTTTGTAAGATTTTCCAAGGCTGTCAGGCTTTTTTCTTCAGTAGTCTGCTCCCCTCGCTCGATACGTGCTTGTTCTTCAGCTTGCTTTTGCTTTTCTGCTTCAACTCTTGCCGTTTCAGTCTGTTCTAAGCGTTCATTTATCTTTTTGAGTTCGTTCTCAATGTTTTCATTCAGTTTAATTTGTCGGTCCATTTTCTCAAGGAGAGCCTTGTTATAGCCGACAATTTCTTCACTAGACACCCCTTCCATTGATTAAGCAGCCTTTTCTAAATCAACTGGCTGAATATTTTCAAAGTGATCAAACTTGATACGTTTTGTAGCAATATTTAATTGCATATGCATCTCTGCAACTGCTGGGAAACTTTCTGCAGCAATTACTGCAAATTGTTCTGGGGTCAAGCTGTATTTGACTGGTAGTAATCCAACTTGATTTGTTGGGTCTTCATTTGTCAAAGGCAACACCCATAAAGAGACCCCTGCAATCTGTTTACCTGTATTTTCATCAGTAAAGTCATAGGGACGAGCTCCAAGAATTAAAACATCATTTTTCATTTTTTACCTCCTTGTGTTTTTTCCTGGTCACTTAATCTATTCGCAAGAAATACAAAAAAATAGAACAATTTTAAAAAATGTTCTACTTTCATCTCTAAAATATTTATTTCACGGTTTTCTTGACGATAAGAAACCTGGGACTAAACTTAATAAATTGTCTGTTGGTCGGTCTAATGCCCCACCAACACAATTTATAGTTTAATCTGTCCCAGCTTATCATCAAGAAACTTTCGCGACATAAAACGCACACTTCTCACAATGCCCTTGCTAATTGTGTTATCGTTTCTTCAATGATTGCGGTCAAATCTTCTAATTCTTCAATATCTCGGTCAACAGCAATTTCTCTAACCTTATCATTTAAATCATCCAATTTGAAAAGTTTACGAGCAATATATATATCCCTTGTCATAGCAACCTCATTATTTTATAAAATAATTTTGTTTCGTTGCGTTCCAGATCGCAACAATTTTAGTACCGTCTGAAACTTCGCTGTCATCTGTTGTATGTACTAAATCACCATTTTCGGCATCATCTAGGGCTAGTTTCTTCTTGATTTCCTTAAATAGCCCGCCATACCCTAATTGTCTTTTTCTATACAAGCCATTATACAAATCATCAACCACCTGAGCATTCTCTAGTGATAATTCAAATGGTTTAGTTGGATATTTTGCAGTTTCCAGAATAGCACCATGCAGCCCTTTGCCCTGGTCTTTAACCGCCCTAATATCAATCATTGGTACATAATCAACTTTGAGAGATTTCGCCCATAGGTCAGCCCATTCTTCCTGGCTAATATAGTTCGCTCCTCGACCGCTGAAATAGTTCGGTCTGACAAATAGTAATACGTGTATATGCGGATGATAGTCTTTTCTGTCTTCGTTGTAAGTAACCTCGATAGACCGAAGATAGCCCAGTAAATTTGCCTGTACTTTCTTCCGCTTGAAAAGTCTATCGAATGACTTCGTTAATTGCGTTAATGTGCCATTTAATTCAGAGCCTGGCACATTCTTTACTGTGAGGGTCAAAAACAGAAATCGACCTTTCGGAAATTGCTTCATAGCTTCGTTGACTATGCAGGCTGTTTGATAAGAATATTTCATTGACCGCCTCCAGTTGCACATCTGACATAGCTTATTTTTACAGAAATAAGCCTGATATAGTTTCAATCTTCCGTCTGGTTGCTTATGAAATCGTAAAGCCTCTGCACATGATGAAACACGCTCGACCATGCTCGGCTTGTAATCTAAATTTTGAAAGACTTCCGACAATTTCAGACTAGCAATTTTGCGACCTCGCCAATCTCTTTTATTGCCCTTGGAATTCTTGTCTATGAGTATTTGAGCTTGATTTTGACCTTGCTCCATGTTATAATTTACCTGTAATTACAAAGAATATAAAAAAAGTCCTTGCATTTTCAACCTTTCTTTTAAATTTGAATTAGACACTTAAATTATAACAGAAACGTTGAGCAGAAACAAGGCTTTTTTTGTGCCTAAAAAGTCAGTAATATCAAGGGTTTAGCCCTGTTTTTTAACTGATTTTTTCGCCGTGAGTTATTTCTAATAGTATCAAGATAAGAAGAAAGCTCCTGCGGAGCTTTCTCAAAAGGGGCTTTCAGCCCCTTTTTTAGCTCTCTAACTCTTTTGTCATCTGTTCAATTTTGGCGTAGCTGTCATATAATTCTCGGAGTCTTTTCGTCTGCACAAAATTCTTCCGCCACAATCTCCGAAGTTTCATCTTCACTTCAGGACGGTCACAAACTCCATTGTATTCTTCTGCATCAAATGCCTTAGTGAAGGTCCAACGACCTGCAAGGGTGCGGCAATCTACAACCTCAAATGTCTGTTCTCGAAGTTGTTTCACAACCCTGGTAAATACCTGGGATGTACCAACGATTTTTATACGTTGTTTTCTCTGTTGGGTAATCTCTGCTAGCAAACCCTCTGGGAAATTCTTCCAGCTGGCTGAATTGTATTCATTTTGAATTTCATCGATAGCGAAAATAACACCGTCCAAACCGTTCCGAACTGAAAAAATCTGTTTCCAATCAGTCATAGGAAAATTCTGATGAACGTAGCCGAAATTCGTACAGATTATGGCTTTAGGATATTTCTTCCGCATTCGTTCCAGGTACTCAGTCATTGCCATTGTTTTCCCTGCTCCTTGCCTACCACAATAAAGTGTTAAGCCATATTCTCGAAAATCTTGACCATTCTTAATTCTTGAATAAATGTCGTGAAATAGGCAACCGAAAAATATCAAGAATTTCAGCCAAAATGATTTATTTGATAGTGTTTCAAAGCGTTGTTCACCGCTCCATTTTTTTAATTTCATATCTCCTCCAGAAAAGCGCTGCAGCTTGCCCGCAAGCATGCAGACGCTTTTTTCTTTGTCGTTTTTTTAATTCAAAATCGGTATGCGGTGAACAATCCAGTTGATACACTTAATTACAAATAAAGTCACATAGAAGCCTGAAATGACACCGATACAAATAAATAAATCTGAAAATGGAATTATT